AAAAGGTACAACACATGATATAATATAATCAAGATAAGAACTAATTGTACCTTGACAACTGAATAAAGTTAGGTTTCTCCTATATTATTTGGATAGGACTACCGATTTAGTCGTAGCTTCAAAGCAAGTAGTCCTTTACTCAAAAGAGTACAAATTTTATAGAAAAGAGGTAAACATATCATGAAAAAAGAAGAACAACGAATAATCAACAATAGCATTTTGAGAGAGTGGGAAAAGGCTACACGAGAACTTGATTGTAGTAGCGAATACACTATTAGCAGATTACGTTCATGTTCAGCAAATGTTTTAACCACAGAACATTATCACTTTTTAAAATCTTATAATACTATTATAGCTTTCATTGATAAAAACACAGATACTTGCTATGATGTATTAAGATATGTATACGGTTATACAACAACTTCTGCAAAGCATATCGCAAAGTTTAGACATGATTATGGATACGGAAAATGGGGGTGTATAGCAGAATTAAGATACTACCCAGTTTAACCTTAGTAGCACACAGCAGGGTGCAAGTCCCTGCAAGGGTTTTACCACAATAGTGTGGAACATTTAATATGAAAAGGAGAAACAAATTATGGCAAGAACAAGAATGGTAACAAGAACAATCAACGTAACAGCAATCGAGGCAATGTGTGTAGACACATTAACAGCAGATGTGTCAATCAAAGAACTTGAATTAACTGGTGAAACATTCACAGAAGAAAAAGCACTCAAAGCACTCAAGAAAGAGTATGAAACAGACACATTCAAAGTTGTAGCTATTCAGAAAATGGAAGTGCACGAAGAAATGTATGGACTTAAAGAAATTGATTTCCTTAAAGTAGCACAAAAGTTAGACCCTGCTACACGTAAAGCATTAGAAGATGAAGAATAGCACAAAGCACTGGGTAAAGGTACACAGCAGGCTTCAATTCCCTGCACCCAGTTTCACCAAATAAATAGGAAAAAGGAGAACAAAATATGAAATATTATGGAATTTTATTTACAAGAAAAAGTGGAAAAGTTGTAAAAATCTTAGAACATGATTTTGGTGATGCTATTTTAAAAATGTTTGCTATGAATAATGTTTCAGCAAGTAGAGATTATATTGTGTTTAACTCTGACGGAATTGTAACTGGTTATTATGAGGGTAAGAAAAATGATTTACCTAACATTTGCACAGATATGGTTGGAAAGCACGTTGAAGAATTTGGCTTTTCTATGAAAGATTTACTTTAACCCTAGTAGCACACAGCAGGGTGCAAGTCCCTGCGAGGGTTTTCACCGCAATAGTGCGGAATGTTTAATAAGAAAAGGAGAAACAAACATGGGAGAAAGAAGCAAAACAAACATTGAAATTTATGGTCAAAAATACCCAGTCGAAGAGTTGGCAAAAAACCCTATGTTATGCGCCGAAGCTATGGGCTATTTAAAAGCACTTGAAGTGTATTTACCTAGTGAGCAAAAAAGGATAGAAAAGGAAAAACAAGATTTAATGTTAGTACTGTTATGGCACACTATAAGGGGGTACTAATATGTGGGAAGAATTTAGCACTGGTTTAACAGCCAATATAATCGAAGTAATGAAAATTATTGATGATGCACTTTGTTATGGTTTTGAGTTCAAAGTGGAAAACCACAAACTTTATTTTAGAGAAGTTGCATAGTTATCCACATTATCAACAAAGTTATCCACAACAAAAATTTTCAACAAAATTTAAAATTAAATATTGACAATGTACCTATAATATGGTACTATTAAAGAGTAGTAAACAGCTATCTATAAAAGCCGAACAACCCCATGTTCAACTGGTGTGTAGGACAAGTTCTATTGTACGTTCATTGCGCACCACACCATTCGTACAAAGAATTAAAGCCTTTGTACTAGCAACCAAATAAACCTAAGAATGAAAGGAGTACCAAAAATGGCAAGAAAACCAATGGTAACAAGAACAATCGTAACAACAAAGGTCAATGTACTCTGCCTTGACATCAATAGCGCAGAACCATTTAACAAAGTTGTAACACTTCCTCGTACATACAAGGATGAAAAGAAGTTGCTCAAAAAAGTTGAAGAAGTTGTAAACACTGACGAAGTTAAAGCGGTACACGTTGTTGGCAAGGAAGAAGTTGAAACTTTGTACGGAATGACAGAGCAGGACTTCATCACAAATGCGACAATTCTTGACCCTACTACAAGAAAAGAACTTGAAGCAGAAATAGAAGAAACAGAACAGTAAGAATAGGAAAAGGAGAACAAAATAATGACAGGATATTCAGTAGAAATTAAGGAAACAAGTAGAGAATTAACAGCAAAACAGAGAATTGCATTAAAAGACACTTCTGATGCAATCAAGCTAGACACAGCTTGTGATGAAAACGCTGTTATCATTGAACCAGTAGACTACGTTGTTTTAGCAATTCACAATGAAAAATCTGATAAGGTAGACTATGAAAACTATGTTATCATTAACAAAAATGGTGACAAATATGTTACTGGTTCAGCAAGTTTTTGGAGTTCATTCATGAATATTTATGATGAAATGCAGGGTGAAGTAGAAGCTTGGTCAATCAAGGTTTATAAACTTGACAGTAAAAACTACAAAGGAAAGAAATTCCTTACTTGTTCAATTATCTAGGTAATAATTATCCTAGGACAAGCCTCTAGGTGTAACAACCTAGGGGCTTTAATTTATTTTAAGAAATGGGGTACAATTTATGGCTAAGAGAAAGAAACGAACAGAAAACCAAAAAGCATTTCAAAAAGAGAGAAGAAGATTACTACAAGCTGTTCGCAGGGCAGAAAAACAAGGGTACATTTTTACAGAAGATATTGTACCAGAATTACCAAAAAGAGTAACAAAGAAACAGTTAGAAAAGATACAAAAAACAAAACCAAAACACTTATACAAAAAAGCTGAATTTTTTTATCAAGAAACTGGTGAAATAGTTCCTGCTGAACAAAGAAAACAAGAAGTAAAACAAGAAGCAATAAGGAAAGCAAAAGAAACAAGAAAAAGAAAAAAGAAAATAAGTATACCTAGTGTACCTACATATTACCCTACAATTAGTATTATTGACACAATTAGGGATAGAATAACGGAACTAACTAGAGAAGCAAAACCACCAATTCCTATTGAAAATAGAAAAAATGAATTGTTAGCAATATTTGAAGATAATGTTGCACTATTTAGTGATAATATAACAGAATATGAGCATTATCTTGAAGCACATGAAAGTGAAATAGCTGAATTATTAAATGTTATTTCTTATGACAGCAACGCAGAACAAATTTCAGCTTCATTTGTAGCACTAGGTAGGTTATTAAACATGCAATCCTTATCAATGTCACAAGCTGAAAACTTATCAATGATGGCAGAATACTATAATTCATAGGGGTGTGTAAATTGAAAGTTAAAAAGTTCCGTTATTTTATGTGCGACTTTGAAACCACAGTTTACAAGGGTCAAGTTAATACAGAAGTTTGGGCTAGTGCAAGTGTAGAACTGTTTACAGAAGATGTAAAAATTTTTCATAGTATAGAAGAACAATTCGAGTATTTTAAATCATTAGACACTAATATTTGTGCTTATTATCACAACCTAAAGTTTGATGGTGCTTTTTGGTTGTCCTATCTATTAGTGGACTTAGGTTTTAAACAAGCCTACAAACCACTAAATGAACAAGAAACCGAAGTTGAATGGCTAAAAGAAAAAGAAATGCCTAACAATTCTTTTAAATATTCAATTTCAGATAAAGGGCAATGGTACACTATAATTATTAAAGCAAATAAGCATTTTATTGAAATAAGAGATAGCTTAAAACTATTACCATTTAGTGTTAAAAGAATAGGGCAATCCTTTGGCACAAAGCACAAAAAACTTGACATGGAATACACTGGTTTCAGATATGCAGGGTGTAATATAACAGAAAAAGAAAAAGAATACATAGCAAATGACGTACTTGTTGTAAAAGAAGCATTAGAAATAATGTTCACAGAGGGTCATAACAAATTAACAATAGGTTCATGTTGTTTGGAAGAGTATAAAAAGATAATGGGTAAAGAAGATTATGAAACCCTTTTCCCAAGTCTAACTGTTTATTTACTAGATACATCAAAACATAAATACACAACAGCAGATGCATGGATAAGAAAGTCTTACAAAGGTGGTTGGTGCTATTTAGTAAAAGGTAAAGAGAACCAAATAAAAACAAATGGTACAACAGCAGATGTAAATTCATTGTACCCAAGTATGATGTCAAGTGAAAGTGGAAACGCATACCCAGTTGGAATGCCTACGTTTTGGGTTGGTAACTTTATACCAGGCGAAGCATTAAAAAGCAATCGGTACTACTTTGTTAGAATTAAAACACGTTTTTATTTAAAACCAAACTATCTACCATTTATACAAATAAAAGGAAATTATTTATACAAAGGCACAGAAGCATTAGAAAGTTCAGACGTGTATGATAAAAAGACAGATAAATATTATGACCATTACTACGATAAAGCAGGAAACCTACATGACACAAGAGTTGAATTAACATTAACAATGACGGATTACATTTTAATGAAAGAACATTATGAATTAGTAGACTTTGAGATACTAGATGGGTGTTACTTCTTTACCGCAACTGGAATATTTGACGTGTACATGGAAAAGTATAAAAAGATTAAGCTTGAAAGTAAAGGTGCTTTACGAGAATTAGCAAAGCTTTTCTTGAATAATTTGTATGGTAAAATGGCAAGTAGTGAGGATAGTTCTTTTAAGGTAGCTATTGTAAAAGAAAACAAAGCACTTGGATTTATTTCTGTACCAGCTAACGACAAGCAAGCAGGGTTTATAGCTGTAGGCTCTGCCATTACATCTTATGCTAGAAATTTTACAATAAGAGCCGCACAGAAAAACTATTATGGTAAAGATAAACGTGGTTTTATATATGCTGACACAGATAGCATACATTGTGACTTAAAAACAGAAGAAATTGTAGGAATAAAAGTACATGATAGAAACTTCTGTTGTTGGAAATTAGAAGCTAGTTGGGATAAAGCTATTTTCACTAGACAGAAAACATATATTGAACACGTTACGCATGAAGATTTAGAGCCTATTGATAACCCTTATTACAATGTTAAGTGTGCAGGTATGCCACAAAAATGTAAAGATTTATTTGTAACTTCAATGTTAGGATATGAACCAAAAGAAGATGATAAATACACAGAGGATGAAATAAAATTCTTAAAAACAAAAAGAACATTAGAGGACTTTAAAATAGGACTAAAAATTCCTGGAAAATTAATACCAAAAAGAATACGTGGTGGAGTGCTATTAGTTGACACAACTTATGAAATGAGGTAGCAAATATGATAAAAAGAATTATAAGATTATTGTACATGAAATGGATAAAAAGTAATTGTAAGCATTGTTGTTTGTTTTGTGAATATAAAGATATATGTTTAAAAGAAGAATGGTACTAAAATTAAGAAGAGCAGGGCAACTAAGTTGTATCCTGCTCTTACTTTTATATCTATAACATTTGCAATTCAAAAGCGGTCAGCGAAACCGACAAACAATGTGGCACTATCTTCCAAGTGTGCTACCCACATTGTTCAGAAGAATATACAAATGCAGATACCTAATATGAAATACATTTTAACAAGGCTTCTTTGCTTTTTAAATCTTTAAATCTAAAAGCACCACGCTCAAAAAAATATCTAAGATTTGCGATAAACATATCATTATTCTTTAACATTACATAATTAATATTGTGGTCATCTGTTGTAACACTGATTTTGTTAGGAAAAGATTTATCAGCATGGTCATCACAATATAAAATACCTATATCTTTATACTCTCTAATAGCAAAGTCATTTCCACAGTATCTAATAGTAGCAAGATACCTACTACTACAATTTTGTGGTGTATCTATAAATGCTAAGTTATCATTTAAGTACACGTTTTCACTACTATATGCGATATACTGATTATTTTTAAATGCTCTATTTACACCGCTTTCCTTTTGAGCCTGTGAAGCTGTTTCTATAAAACCATTTTCAAGTATAAATCCGTCACCTCTTAGAAAATTTGTACCTTTATTTAATCTACTACTAATACCCAACTCGTTATAATACGGATTGATAATACTAACTTGATTGCCTAGCATATAAACAGGTACATATCTTACTTGTTCACCTTTACCTCTTGCAATAGAAGTATGTATACTTAAAAATTTTCTTATTTCATCACTACAATAGTGATTTGTTTCACTCTGAAATTCGTCAAATAAAATACAATCAACGTCACTAAATAGATGTGAATATTTTTTCAACTGGTCAGCACTATTTAAAGAAATAGCATAACCACAACTTTCTGCTGTTTCTTCATCATGGTTTTTAATTAAAAATAACTCATGGAATATACCACTTGCTCTTCTTTTGCTAGTCATTTCTAACCCTGTAAAGAACAGACCTTTTAAGTCTTTAAAGAATTTATCTGCCACATCATCAAGTTCATAATTATATCTATAAAGAAGTGCAAATTTTTTATCCTGCTTTATAAACCTATTTACAACCAATCTGCCAAAATAGGTTGTCTTACCACCAGTTCTATTTGTAGTACATAAAAATAACTCAGGTGTTTTACCATTTAAGTCTTTCATTGACAATAATTTAGTGCCGTCATAATAAATTTTTTTCATATTGTTGTACCTTTTCATTTTAATAATCTAATTTCTTCCTTATTATTATAACATAAATATTGCAAAATAGCAATAAAAGTGATATAATTAAAGAAAAAAGAAAGGGGTAAAAATATGGACGTAGGAACTATTACACAAATTATTTCAACAGTTGGTTTCCCTATTGCAATGTGTGTAGCACTTCTTTGGTACATAAAAGAAATGGGTGACAAGCATAAGCAGGAAACAGAAAAGTTCACAGAAGCACTAAACAATAATACACTTGTATTACAGAAACTATGTGATACTATCGGTGTAGAAAGAGAGGTGTAAAACTTGTCAAGAAACTTATCAGCAAATGGATTGAATTTGATTAAAAGTTTTGAGGGTTGTAAATTAACAGCTTACAAATGTTTACCAACAGAGAAGTACTATACAATAGGGTATGGACATTATGGCTCAGATGTAACAGCAGGAATGAAAATCACAAAAGAGCAAGCAGAAGAATTGCTTTTACAAGATTGTAAAAAAGCAATTAAAAATGTTAATTCTTTTATGAGTAAATACAACTTCAATCAAAATCAATTTGATGCGTTAGTTTCATTTGCTTTTAATGTTGGTAGTATTAATCAATTAACAGCTAGTGGAACTAGAACATTAGAACAGATTAGTTCAAAAATAACAGCTTATAACAAAAGCGGTGGAAGAGTTATTGCAGGACTTGTAAAAAGGAGAGCAAAAGAAAAAGAATTATTTGATACTCCAACAAGTACAACAGTAAAGAAAAGTAATGAAGAAATAGCAAAAGAAGTTGTAGCAGGAAAATGGGGAAATGGTAATGCAAGAAAAACAGCTTTAACAAAAGCAGGTTATGACTACAAGACCATTCAATCATTAGTAAATAAGCTACTAAAAGGATAGTTATGGCATGGATATATGAAATAGGTGTTGGAAAATATTTTAACCAGTCACAGCAGGAAAATAATGCAACCGAATTTTACAATTACTTTATTAATTATGGTGCAAGTATTGAAGCTATATGTGGTATGTTAGGTAATATCACAAGAGAAAGCACATTGAACCCAGCAAATAAACAAGGTAATTCAACAAAATTAGGGTGGGGGTTAATACAGTGGACACCTGCCACAGTTTTAATAAATTGGTGTGAAAAGTATGGTTATAATTGGTATGACGGAACAGTACAATGCGAAAGAATAAAATGCGAGGGTGAGGGTACTAAGGGTGCTAATGGATGTTGGCTACCTACATCTGATTATTCTTATAGTTGGTCTGAATTTATTGCTCTAACTGACGTTACAGAAGCTACAAAAGCTTATTTATATGAAAGAGAAAGAGCAGGAGTAGAAGCATTAGATTTGAGATTACAATATGCTAATGAATGGTATAGTTATTTTACTGGTTCACCTGTTCCACCGATACCGCCTACACCATTAAAACTTAAAAGAAAAATGCCTATCTATATGATGTTAAGAAAAAATTATTAATTATGAAAGGAGTTATCAATGGCAGTACTTAACAAAGAACAGTTTTTAGCAAGATTGCAGGAACGTATTGGTGAAGATACTTCCGATGAAGCAATGACATTCATTGAAGATATGACAGATACTTTCAATGATATGGAAACACGTTCCAACAGTCAGAGTGATGAACAGTGGAAACAGAAGTATACAGAACTTGACAAATCATGGAGAGAAAAATACAAAGCAAGATTTTTCAATTCTGAGACAACGCCTGCTGATGTAAAAGATGAGCAGGAAGATGACGTAAAAGATGATGCAGAGGAAAAGACCTATGCAGATTTATTTAAAGAAAGAGAGGGCTAATAAAATATGGCAACAAAACCTAAGATTGTAACTTTAACTAATTCATCTGTTGACATTCTTAATGTTATCAGAAATAACGCAACTATCAATTATAAAAATTATGTACCAGTTGCAACAGCAGATGCAGAAAGCATTAGAGAAATCGGTGCTATCATTATGGATAGTCCACAGTTGCAGAATGAATTTTTATCTGCACTTGTAAATCGTATCGGTAGAGTGCTTGTTACTTCAAAAATGTATGACAACCCATGGTCAATGTTTAAAAAAGGCACTCTTGAATTTGGTGAAACCATTGAAGAGATTTTTGTTAATATTGCAAATCCTTTTCAGTTTGACCCTAATGTAGCAGAAACCAATTTGTTCAAAAGAGAAATTCCTGATGTACGTTCAGCGTTTCATATTATGAACTATCAGAAGTACTACAAAACTACCATTCAGAACGACCAGTTAAGACAGGCTTTTCTTTCATGGCAGGGTATTACAGACCTTATTGCTAAGATTGTAGATAGTATGTACACTGGTGCTAACTATGACGAGTTCCAAACTATGAAGTATATGTTAGCAAAACATATTTTAAATGGTCGTATGTACCCAGTAACAATTCCTGCTGTTACAGAAGCAAACATGAAGTCTATTGTTAGCACTATCAAAGGTGTTTCTAACAACTATGAATTTATGTCAAACAAATATAACGTAGCAGGTGTTCAGAATTTTAGTAAAAAGAAAGACCAGTATCTGCTTATTAATTCAAATTTTGACGCAACTATGGATGTTGAAGTTTTAGCTTCTGCTTTTAATATGGATAAGACACAGTTTGCAGGACAGAGAGTATTAGTAGACAGTTTTGGTTCACTTGATATTGAAAGATTAAATATCCTATTTGCTGATGACCCTACTTACACTGAAATTAGTGAAAGTGATTTACAGGCTCTTGACGCAATTCCTTGCGTTTTAGTTGACAAAGATTGGTTTATGATTTTTGACAACTTTTATAACTTCACTGAACAGTATAATGGTGAAGGATTATATTGGAACTATTGGTATCATGTATGGAAAACATTTAGTGTTTCACCATTTGCAAATAATGCACTTTTTATTCCGGGTGTTCCAACTGTTAAAAGTGTTACAGTTTCACCTGCTAATGCAACAGTAAAAGCAGGACAGACTATCTCACTTAGTGCTGTTGTTCAGACAGAATATTTTGCACCACAGAGTGTAAATTGGACTTCTGATACAGAGGGTGTAACAGTTAGTAAGGGTGGCTTAGTTACTATTGGGGCAGATGTTTCACTGGACACATCTGTTACTATTACAGCTACATCTGTTTATAATAATGAAAAGAGTGGAACTTCTACTATTACAGTATCATAAATAATGGGGTACAGAAATGTACCCCTATAACTTAAAGAGGTGATTAAATGTATATAGAACCTAATAGCAATATAAAAATATATAAAGATGTACCATTAGATAATACTTATAATCACACCTTGTATTTTTCAAGTTTAAGTGAACAGAATACTTATTTTCATGGTAGTCCAAGCATTTTAAAATATAATTTAACATCACAAAGTTATCAGCGAGTAGTAAAAGGAAGTATGAGAGTAGCAATAAAATCTGATAACCTATATGACTGTAATTATTTATCTTTTCAAAATGCTTCATTTGGTACAAAATGGTTTTATGCTTTTATTACTGGTGTTGAATATGTGAATAATGAAACAAGTGAAATAACATTTGAAATAGATGTTATGCAAACATATGCATTTGATATAGCATTAAAGGATTGCTTTGTTGAACGTGAACATAGTGAAACAGACAATATTGGTGATAATATCCAAGCAGAACCAGTAGAAACTGGTGAATATATTATTTCTGATTATGAGTTAGTTGGTGATACTATTGATATGTTAGTGCTTATAATGATTGCTGATGAAAAAGAAACTGCTTTTGGTAATTTATACGAGGGTATTTATGGTGGTTGTGATATATGGGCATACAACTCAAATGATACAGTAAATATTACATCAAAAGTTAGTGAGTATATTCAACGACCAGACCAAATCATAGCAATGTATATGTGTCCAAAGATGTTAATATCAGATGTTAATGTGGGTGGTAAGCATCTTGGTTATTCTTCTACATCAACTTTTAGTATAAATGTATTACCATCTGTTACAGAAGAAACACAAGATTTTGGTGGTTATATTCCAAAGAATAATAAAATGTATACTTACCCTTATAATTTTTTAAGAATTGATAATGCTAGCGGACAGAGTTTGAATTTAAGATATGAGTTCTTTGATAACTTAACTCCAGTAATAGAAATACAAGGTACTTTCTTAATGCCAGTTAAATTAGTTGCTAGACCTTGTTCTTATAAAGGGTTACCTAGTTATTCATCACTAGGGGGTTATACTTCATCTAAAAGTGAAACAATTTCTCTTGAAAATTATCCTATGTGTTCGTGGAATGTTGATAGTTTTAAAGCTTGGTTGGCACAAAATAGTGTACCAGTTGCATTAAATGCTATTTCTAGCGTAACTAATTCTGCTATTGCTTCAACATATTCTAAACATCCTAGAGCAACTTTTGCAACTGGTACTATTGGGACAGTAGCAAATGTTTTATCTCAAGCGTATACAGCTAGTATAGTGGCTGACCAATGTAGAGGTAATATATCAAATGGTAATGTAAATGTTGCTAGAAACATACAAGCGTTTTACAAACAAAGATGTCATGTCACTAAAGACTTTGCTATTGTAATTGATAACTTCTTTAGTATGTATGGATACGCTACTAATAAAGTTAAGAAACCTAATATTAGTTCAAGACCACATTGGAATTATGTTAAAACTAATGGATGTGTTTTAAGAGGTAACGCACCTGCTGATGATGTAAAAAAAATATGTTCTATTTATGACAACGGTATTACATTTTGGAAAGACCCTAACGAAGTAGGTAATTATTCTCTTGATAATTCATTGGTGTAAGAAAGGGGTGATAAGATGGGAAGAAAAAGAGATACACAATTTGTTGAAAGTGCTTATATGAATAACAGAACATATGTGCAATATTATAACAGATTAACAGAGTTAGCACTTAGTATGTTTGAGTGGCAAAATTTACCTAAAACTGTTGACCAAAGATTTCTTGAAATGTGCTTATTTTCTGATGGAATGTGTGTATTTTTTGAGGATGAAGTGCTTGGTTATTTAGGTCTTAGATGTATGATTGGCGGTAAATTAAATGTTTATCAAATTCCAACAGACAGAAGAGCGTATGCAACTAATGGGTATCAAAAAGAATTAGATGGTACAAATAGTGTAATTATTTTCAATAATTATTTACATACAAATTCAACGCTAGACGTTGAAATGTTTAGTAAAAGATTATACAATCTTGATAGGGCAATAGATGTAAATGCTAATGCACAGAAAACGCCAGTGTTGATACAGTGTGATGAAAGCCAAAGATTGACTATGAAAAACTTATATAAGCAATATGAGGGTAATGAACCATTTATATTTGGTTCAAAAGGGCTTGACGCAAATGGACTTAAAGTTTTACAAACTGGCGCACCTTATGTCGCTGATAAATTGTATGAGTTAAAAACACAAATTTGGAATGAAGCATTGACATATCTTGGAATTAGTAATATAAACGTAGTTAAGAAAGAACGTATGATTACTGATGAAGTTACTCGAAACCAAGGTGGTACGGTTGCTAGTAGATATTCAAGATTAGAAAGTCGCAGACAGGCTTGTAAACAAATCAATGAAATGTTTGGTCTTGATATTTGGGTTGATTATAGAGAGGACTTTCAAGACGTAGAGGAACAGAAAAACGAAAATGAAGAGGAAGAAAAAGAGTATAGAGGGGGTGAAGTAGTTGAGTAAATACACAACAGAAGTTAGGTTCATTTGTGAAACCGCAAGTGGTCTAGGTGAAAGCAAAGGGTATACAGATATTGATACTATTATTACAAATGCTATTCCTAAAATATTTACTTTTACTTTTCCTATCTTTGATGAAAACTACCGAACTGTTTTAGAAAAGAAAATCCTTAAACATTTCTATACTAGAGAGATTGGTGAAGAAACAGTTGGGCTGTGGAAGTTAAGATTGGATACCAAGTTGAATGAGATAATGCCTTACTATAATAAGTTGTATAAAAGTGAATTATTAGAGTTCAACCCTTTGTACACAGCTAATTTGACTAGGACAAAGAAAACTGATTATGATAGCAATAGGAATGAGAATGAGAATATTAATGATACGACGAACAATAATGGGACAACTAATAGCACAAATGAGAGTAGTGTAAATGAAACTGGAAGTGGAACATCTAGTAACACTGGTACAGATTTATATAGTGATACACCACAGGGTTCACTTACTGGCGTTGAAAATGAAACTTATCTTACTAATGCTAGAAAAACTACTGACAGTGGTACTACTACTTCTACCACTAGCAATACTAGTAATGCTACTGGAAGTATTACTAGTACAGAAAACAATACTTATGGTAGAGTAAGAGATAATACAAATGCTTTAACAAGTACAGAGGATTATCTTGAAACTGTTATTGGGTTTGAGGGAACAAATGCTAGTGAATTACTTATGAAGTATCGTGAAACTTTCATAAATATTGATGTAATGATTTTAAATGAGCTGGAAGATTTATTCTTCCAATTATGGTAGGAAAGGAGAAACTATGTGTAATTACAATGAGTTAAAACATTTTAAGTTTTGGTGTCAGAAAATTCTTCCATTGGTGTATGATGACAGTTTAAGTTATTATGAAATTCTTTGTAAGGTTGTTGATTATATTAACAAACTGATTGATAATGAGAATAGCACTATTGGACAGATTGAAGAGTTGAGAAAAGAACTTGCAGTAGTACAAAAATGGGTCGCTGACTTTAATACAAGTTTTGCTGAAGAAATTATTAAAAAGTATTTGGCTACTATGATATTTGTTGAGATTAGTGATAGTGGATACATTGTTTATTACATTCCGAAACAATGGAAAGATATTCAGTTTGAAACTACTGGTCTTGATGTTGAAATTCCTAATACCGATTATGGTAGATTAGTTTTAAGTTATTAATGAAAGAGAGGTAGTTATTATGACAAGACAGTACATTGGTGCTAGATATGTGCCTAAATTTTTTGCAGATGAAAATGGTAACCCTAGTTGGAGAGATAGTATTCCTTATGAAGCATTAACTATTGTTATGTACTTAGGTAATAGTTATACTAGTAAGAAAGCCGTTCCTATTGGTATTCAAATTGATAATACTGAATATTGGGTTTTAACTGGTGCTTACAATGAACAGGTGGAACAGTATAGAGAAGAAGTAGAAAATCTTCGTAATATGATTACAAAAAAGAATGTTCTTTGCATTGGTGATAGTTATTTAGCTTATTCTTCACAAGAGATGGAAACAGAAAGTTGGGGGGCTTTCTTAAGAATTTATCTTGGTTCAAGCAATAATGTTACATTAAATGGAAAGGGTGGTTCGGGTTTTGTTGGTAATACTACTAGAACATTTGGTGTGCTTCTTTCTGAAAAATATAATTCAATGACAGATGAAGAAAGAAATGCAATTACAGATATTGTTGTGTGTGGCGGTCTTAATGATGCTAGTGCTGTTGCTGATGGTAAAACAAGTTTTGATGATGTTATTAGTGCTATGAGATTATTCTTTACAAATGCTTCAACATATTTCCCTAATGCTAGAGTACACGTTGGTGCTATCGGTTGGATGGCTACAGGGTTTACTAATCGTGACAGTTATATGACAACATTTAGAAGTATCATTGAGTTATATAGAAAATCTCCTTTCTATTCAACTAGTGGTAAAGTTGATTATTTAACAGGTGTAGAATATATTATGCCTATTGAACCAATTAATAATTATAAACCCGACTTAATTCACCCTACTGCTCAGGCTTCAAGTGCGATAGGAATGGCAATTTATAACGCACTAATGAGAGGAACTTCTCAAGGTGGTTTTAGAACATACGACAGAGTTACTCTTATACCTAGTGGACACGGTACAGAGATTAATGATAATAGTTTAAAGGTTACTGCTGATGGAAACCAAATAAATTTAATTGGTGGTAGTTTTGGTATTCATTTAGACATTACAGATATTGCCACTCTTAATGATATTGAAATTGCAACTTGTACTCAGCCAATTCGTGCTACAACTAGTAATCCACTTGTTATACCTGTTATTGTTGCAATCTTCCCAGGAAAGGGCGGCGTATACGATATTGTTAATGGTGAACTAAAATTTTCTAATGGTAAGGTAAACCTTAAATTCTTATATAGTTCTTCTGTTGGACATTATACGGATGTAACTAATATTTCA